TGAAGGTACTGCATTATCTCCGAGTGGTAACGACACTTCTAGTAACAACGTAGAGAACACAGGTTAAATATGGAATATAACTTAAGTATAAATAGAGGTCTTAGTTTTGTTGAAACAGTTCAACTTAAGAACGATGATAATTCTCCCTTGGATTTAACTGGAAGCTCTTTTCTACTTCAAATCCGCGATCATGTGTTCTCTACGGATTATAGAATCAATGCAACAAACTCAAATGGTTTATTGGCAGTTACTCCTTTACTTGGTATTGTGGATATCAAACTACCACCAACTGAAACTAGTAAGTTAGTAATGAACATTGGTTCTTATGATTTAATACAAACTACACCAACCGGAGATAAAGTAAAAATTATTTCCGGTTCAGTTACTATTAATCCGACTGTGAGTAGAACATGATTGTAGTAGTAGCTCCAAAACCAAATACTGTTACTATTGCAGATACATCTGTTAGTGCTTTAGCATCATTGACAGATGTGGATATCCAGTCTCCAGTAGATGAAGATGTGTTAAAGTACTCAAGCGGTAAGTGGGTTAATATTCCAGCTACAGCGGGTTCTGATGCAAACTTTCTACATGTTCAATCTCCAGCAAGTGCTGTTTGGACCATAACTCATAATTTAGGTAAATTCCCTAACTATACTGTTATTGATTCATCAGGTGACGAGGTTGAAGGTGACGTTAATTACGTCAACAATCAGCAGCTAATAATTACGTTTTCTGCTTCATTTTCCGGTACAGCATATTTAAATTAATTAGGATAAATTATGGCACGTAAATTTTTAACAGCAGTTGATTTTAGTAAAAATGAAATTCAAAATGCTGTAGTACAAGTATTAGCTTCTGCTCCTTCTACACCTTCTCCCGGTCAGATTTACTACAATAGTACATCAGGTAGACTAGAGTTCAGAAACGCTTCAACTTGGATTGATCCAACTGCACGAGCTAACCACACAGGTACTCAACCAGCATCTACAATCAGTGATTTTAACACAGCAGTACAAACTAGTCGATTAGACCAAATGGCTGCTCCTACAGCTTCTGTGTCCCTTAACTCACAGAAGATTACAGGTTTAGCAACTCCTACTGTTGATTCAGATGCTGCAACTAAGGGATATGTTGATGCTGCTGTAAACGGTACAGATTGGAAACAGTCAGTTCGTGTAGGTACAACAGCTAACTTAGGTGCTTTGTCTGGTTTACTAACAATCGACGGTGTTACTCTAGTAGCAAATGATCGTGTTTTAGTAAAAGATCAAAGTACTGGTTCAGCTAACGGTATCTATGTAGCTGCTGCTGGTGCTTGGTCACGAAGTACAGATGCCGATGTAAATGCAGAGGTAACTGCTGGCCTTTCTGTGATGATTACAGAAGGTACTACTCTAGCAGATACTCAGTGGAGATTAGTTACAAATGATCCTATCGTAGTTGGTACTACTTCATTATCATTTACACAAATTGGTGCTGGTACTTCATATTCACAAGGTACAGGTATTTCTATCGGTGGTAGTGTTATTTCAATTGACACTGCAGTTGTTGTTAGAAAATACGCAACTAGCATCGGTGACGGTTCTGCTACTAGTATTGCAGTATCTCATGGGTTATCTACACTTGATGTTCAAGTTCAAGTATTTGAAAATGCAACTGGTGCAACTGTAGAATGCGATGTGACTAGAAATAGCACTTCTCAAGTTACTTTAGGTTTTGCTGTAGCTCCAACTAGTAATGCATTGCGTGTTCTAGTACAAGGATAACTAAATGGCAACTAAAGAACTATCATTCAAACAGTTGCCTAACCTTGCTGTAGCTGAGGCTGCTACTTCCCCCGATCCGGGGGTTACAGGAGCTTGGTGTTGGAGTACTAGTCTAGGTAAACCAATGTACTGGAACGGTTCTACATGGACTTCTGTAAGTTCTGGAGGTGGTTCTGGATCACCAACTTATTCAGGAACAGCATTGGTTAACTTCGGAAGTTTCCCCGGTAACAATGAAGCCTCTATTACCGTAACAGGTCAAGGTAGTATTTTAAATACAAGTAAAGTTAATGTATTTATTAGTGCAGATGCAACAAGTTCAGATCATACTGCAAGTGACCACAGATACTTAAGTACTTTCATAGGTATTAGCACATCGACCCCTACACCTAGTACAGGGTTTACTATTTATGTACGTAGTATTCATAAACTACAAGGAACGTACACTCTCAATTGGGTATGGACAGATTAATCATACTAAATAATTAAAGGAATAATATATGTCAATGGAAGTAACAGCAGTAGGCGGTGTATCTGGCCTAAAACAAGAAGTATTAACAGGTGGTTTTGCTAAAGTAATTACCGAAACTGATAGTGCAACAAACCCCGGTAATGTGGGTGCAGTAAAGACTTTTGGTGAAAATGATGATGGTTCACTGACTGGTCAAGTGTTACTACGTTCCCCTGAAGTAGATGTAGATTACAGATCACGAGTAAGTCAAGATATCCTATTGGATGATGAAGTATTTAACTACACCGCACAAAACACAGGTAAACACCAATATTTAACCACAACATTAACAAACGCTTGGACAGCGGGACAGCTTACTACTAACTCCGGTTCTACTACTACTGTTAATTCAGGTAGTGTATTCAGCACTTGGGCAGCATTTCCGATGTTTGGTACTACCACACTGAGTGCTGATTTCGAATTAGGTTTTTCCGCACAACCACAAGCTAATTCTTTTGTTGAGTTTGGTGTAGGTATACCTAGCACAGCTTTAGTTGCTCCTACAGACGGTGTTTTCTTTAGATTAAGCTCTGCAGGATTACAAGGTGTTGCATCGTTTAACGGTGCGGAAGTAACTACTGGTATTTTTCCATTGGCTAATGGAACGGGTACGTGGCTTTATGATAACTCTAAACGTTATCAATTTATTTGCTATTCAAGTACAGTAGATGCACAATTTTGGGTAAATGATGGAACTGGTGCTGTTTGCTTAGGAACATTACCACAACCTGCTGCCCAGAGTAGAATGTTTATGGCAGCATCAGGTAATGCTTTCATTAAACATCGTATTGTTGGTGGTGCGGCGGGTGGTATTCTACAATGTACGGCAGGGGCCTATAACATCAGACTAGGTGGTACTAATCTAAGTACAACTCCTAGTACAAACGGAAGCCGTTTAATGGGTTCTTACCAAGGTTTAAGTGGTGGTACAATGGGTAGTTTAGCTACCTATGTAAACAGTACCAATCCTACAGCAGCAGCACCTTCTAATACTGCTTTAACAGCTAACTTACCGGGTGGCCTAGGTGGTCAAGGTGCAGTAATTGCAGCAGTAGCCGCCGCTACTGATGGTATTTGGTCTAGTTATCAAGTTCCATTAGGTACAGTTAACGTTCAAGGGCGTAGACTAGTTCTACGAGGTATCAGATTAGATGCGGTTAATATTGGTGCTGCAGTTGCTACTACAGCTACAACAATTCAATTCTCATTAGCATACGGTCACAGTGCAGTTTCACTGGCTACTGCTGAAGGTGCTGCTGCTAAGGCTCCACGAAGATTATCATTAGGTTTTATGACATGGCCCGTAGGTGCAGCTATTGGTCAACAACCACAATCAGGTTCAATTTTCCTAGACCTAGGTGATGCTCCTATTTTTGTAAATCCCGGAGAATTTGTTGCATTAGTTGGTAAGTTCTTAGTAGGTACTGCTACTGCTTCTCAAGTTATTCAATTTACTTATCAACCTATTTATGGTTTTGAATAATAGTTACTACTAAGTGAACGGAGCCTGAATTATCAGGCTTCAATTAAATTATAAACAAGGAAATAATATGTCAACTCAAGATCAATCACCTTCTCCTTTAGTATTTGCGGTAACACCTCACGCAAGTAACAACTTCTCACAAGAAGTAAGGCAATTATATGTAGGTACTGCCGGAAATGTAGCTGTTGTAAACGTTGATGATTCTGTTGTTACTTTCAGTAATGTCAATGCAGGTAGCACTCTAGGTCCATTTTATATTAAACGTGTAAACGCTGTCGGTACTACTGCTAGTAATATTGTAGCTTTTATTTAAAGGTTATTATATGAAACTAGGTATTAACTTAGGTTTAAATATATCAAAGAGCAGTGGTATAACGTCTTTATCAGTAACAGAATTATCACCGTTGTTCTTTGATACTGCAGATAGTACAAATACTAGTTTAACTGGACGATCTGGTTGGACAAGAGCAGGAGATACTGTCAAAGCTGATAAGGTAAAATCTGCAGATGGTATGTTTAGAATGAATACAGGAAGTAACGGTGAAGCCCCTTATGGTTTTCAGTTAACACCTACACCATCAACACCACGAAAGATTACTTTTGAATATGATTATAGTCAACAAGGTGGTTCTTTATCAAACAGTGCCACACCTTATCAGTGGTATGATCAGAGAGTACTGTTAGCATGGCAAGATACGACTAACTATTTATCTGTATCTGCCTTCAGTATATCCGGTGGTGTTATGCAATTTCGTATATACAGAACCAACTCAGGGTCTGATATTGAAATCTTCAGATATGTAGGATTACCAGTCTCTGGTTTTGCTAGTTTTGAAATCGTAGGTGATCGTGTACGTTGTAAGGTTGGTGCAACTGAAGCAACAATGCTTCTAAGAGTTCCTGACCAGTTATACACTGATGCAACCGCATTATTCCCTGATAAGAAATTTGCAGTAGGCTCAATTGCTATTAGAACTGGCCCTGCTGGATTACGTCACTGTTTTTATCCATTAATACTAGCAGGTTCTATAAAAGTTGAAGATATAAATGTTTACGTAAATGATCCGTTAGAATTTTATGGTCGTAACACAGCTACTAATAATAGAACAATTACATTCACAGGTACATATACAGGTACACCTGTATCTTGGGCTTATAGATTAAGAACAAGAAGTACTGGTGCTGTTGTAAAAGATTGGGCAGTTTACAATCCTACATTTGGTTCTGGCACATTCTCAGGAGATATAACGGTAGCTACTGGTGGTCCTTACTATATTGATATTGGGTGGACTGGTGTAGATAATGAAACTCGGGTGTTTACACCTAATCATTTCTCCGTTGGTATTCTTGTTGTAGCATACGGTCAATCTAACGCTGTTAATCTCAGCGGTAACGGTGGTAGTGCAGGTTACGGTGGTAACGATAAAATATCTGGGTTTAATGGATTTGCGTTATATGTAGGATCGACCTTTAGACGATGGATGAATGAACTTACACCACAGGCATTGGCACTACAACCTAATATGGTGGGATTGGCAAAGAGTTTGAGTGATGCTACAGGTATTCCTGTTGGTGTTGCTGCTGCTGGTTTTGCATCAAATTCACTTGATACTCTTAAACCCGGAACTGCAAATTGGACTACATTCACAGCGTTTGTGACGGAAATAGGTGGTTACTTTGAGATTGTCCTATGGAGTCAAGGTGAGGCCGAGGCATTATCATCTAGTAGTTATACAAACTATGTAACTGATTATGCTTCGCTTGTAGCTGGATTTAAATCTATTGGTGGTAATACTGATGTAAAAACATTTAATCGTATTGTTGGTAAAGATACTGCTGCTACAAATAACTCAACTACAACGCTAAGGTCTTCTACTGTTCGTAAATTATTAAATGACTTAGAGAATGGGACAGATGTTTGGACAGCTACTCACTCTGTTGGTATACCGATGACTGATTCGTTGCATTTTACTGCAGCAGGTAGTACTAAATGGTCATATTTATCAGGATTGACAATTGCACGAAGAGCTTTTGGTTCCATAGCCTATGATGGTAGAGGACCACTGGTGACTGGAGCGTCAAGAGTAGGTGCCGTAATAACTTTGAGTATTGATCTAAACGGTACATCAGGTATAACAGGTTCAGCATTGACAGGTTACGAAGTCAGTAATGATAATTTTACTACATTGCTAACCCAAAGTTCAGCAACAGTAACTAGTAATCAAATTGTCATTACATTATCATCTGTACCTAGTGGTACTGTTAAAGTCAGAAGCTTTGCCCCTCCAAATTATGATGAAACAAGTATAGCTACTGGTACTTTACCGGGTTCTGTTACTGTTGCAGTATTTCCAATACTAACTCCTATTACTGTAACTTAAATAATTACCATACAATGTTACCGTTATATTAATATTTAACTAGTATTTCTGTAAATTGTATGGTATAATTACTACAAGGCGTATATTAAAAGGATATTATGAATAAAACAAATACTAAGGTCCAAGTCGCCAAAGCATTAAACGAAGAATTGAAGCAAGTAACTTATGTTGCTATGCTTCCAGATTCAACTGACCTTCACGGTGATTATACATCAGCAGAAGAAGTCCGTAAAGCTAAAGAATCTTTTAATTCTTCTTTGCAACGAGCAAATCTATTCCACATGGCAATGACAGATACTTTCGAGGTAATCGAATCGTATATTGCTCCTGCTGATATGGTACTAAATTCTCAGGCTGTAACCAAAGGTACTTGGTTGATGACACTTCAAGTTAAAGATGATAATCTTTGGGAGATGGTCAAATCAGGTCAAGTTAATGGTATTTCTATTGGAGCTATGGCTGAAGTAGAAGAACTAGATGACACAGAATAAAGGAATCAAATGACAACAGTAAGAAAAACAAAAAGGAAACTAACCAATATTGATTTTAGTTCAGAGACTAGTCATATTGCTTTAGTTTCTCCTGAAGTTGGTGGACCAGCAAATGGTGCAGATTATGCACTGGTTCTAAAAGCTAATAAGTTCAGTAAAGAAGCTATTGAGAAAATGCAACAGGTCCAAGTAACAATGGAATTACCTGATTTTCTGCGTAAGTTCTTTTCAGTGTACTATGAAGATGCTGAAGTTCTAGCACGATTAATGGGATATGTTAAACCAGAAGATACCGATGAATCAGAACCTGAAGACTGGTACGAAAATTATATCCAAGAAAAACTAGATTCATTTACGGTACTTAAATCTCTGAACGAATCTAAAAATATTGCAGATGTTTTATCTGTGTTAGATGAAAAACAATACCTAGCAATGCTAAACGATCAAGTACTGATTGAAAAAGCATTAGCTAAAAAAGAATCCGAAGAAGTGGCTAAGGCTGCTGAGTCAGATACCTCACATATCGTGCACGAGGTTAGTGAGGGTAAAACCTCAGTTATTACCAAGAAGTCAAAGGAAAAACACATGACAAAACCTGTTACTACAGAAGCTACTGTTGAAATGGTTGAGAAGTCTGTTTTGGTTGATCTACAGAAATCTCTAGAAGATAAATCTGTTGAACTCCAGAAAGCACTCGATTCTATCGCAGTATTCCAAAAAGAAAAACAAGAACAAATTACCAAGTCCAAGACTGCACAGTTTACTGCTGTTGTTAAAGACGAAAAGTTAGTTGCTCCAATCGTAAAAGCTGCCCTAGCTCTAGAATCTGATGAAGATTTTACTGCATTTTTAGGTGCTATTACTTCCATGCAAGTAGCTGTTGAGAAATCAAAAGAAACACTAGAGAAATCTGATCTATTCCAAGAAAAAGGTGCATCAGTATCTGAAGATGAAAAACCACAGGAAAGCGCATTAGCGCGAGTCCTAAAAGCTAAACAAGCTAAACAATAATTTTAAGGAAAATATAAAATGACCGTAATTGCAACTGATACATATCGTCTTTCTAATCTAGTTAAGCACGAATACAAGAAAGAACTAAACTTCTGCCGCGACGCTGTTATCGTAAATGACGCAGCTTCTACATACGCAGTAGGTACTGTTCTAGGTAAAACAATCACTTCTGGCACTGCTTCTGCTGCTGCTAACGCAGGTAACACAGGTAATGGTACTTTCGGTGCTGTAACTGTAACTGCTCCAGCTAAAGTAGGTGTATATTCTGTAGTATTCACTGCAGCTTCTGCAAACGCTGGTACATTCCTAGTAGTTGACCCTGATGGTGTTGCTGTTGGTACTGGTACTGTAGCTGTAGCATTCTCTAAGGGTGGTTTAGCTTTCACTATCGCTGACGGTGCCACCGACTTCGCTATTGGCGATGGCTTTAAGGTTACTGTTCTAGGTACTTACAAGTACAAAATCTGCGTTCAAACCGCTACTGATGGTTCACAAGTTGCTGCTGCTCTTGTTCTAGAAGATAAAGCTATTCCAGCTACTACTGACACTAAAATGGCAGTAATTGTTCGTGGTCCAGCTACTATTAGCAAGACTGCTCTAGTTCTAGATGCTACTCACAATACAGACGCTGAAAAAGAAGCTATCTATGCATCCTTAGCTGCTCTCGGTATTCAAGTTCTTGAAGCTGCTTAATCTAACATAACAATAACAAGGAAAATATAAAATGGCAACTATTCGCTCTTATACTAATGCTTTTGAAGTAGTAGACGTAACACAAGAACTACAACTAATTCCAAACTCATGGACTTTACTAAATGATTCAGGTTTATTCTCTGAAGAATTCCTAAGCACCAATACTGTTACCTTTGAAGAACAATCTCAAACGCTTGGTCTAATCGGTGACCAATTCCGTGGTGCTAAACCACAAGCTAACAAGGATGACAACCGTAAGATTCGTTCTTACCCTATCGGTCACTGGCCCGTTGTTGACGCAATCAAGCCTGAAGATATCCAAGGTAAACGCGCTTATGGCTCTACCGATATGGCTGAAACTGAAGCTGCTGTTCTAGCTCGTAAAATGGAACGTATCCGTCGCAATATGGATATCACTATGGAAGTTGGACGTTTTAGTACATTAACTACCTTGAACCTGTACGCTCCAAATGGTACTATCGTTGGTAACTTAGCAACAGATTTTGGTATTACCCAAAAGTCAGTTGACTTCGTTCTTGGCACTGCTGGTACTGATGTTGTAGCTAAGGTTGAAGAAGTTATTGCTCACATGCAAGATAACGCAAATACAGGTGATGTTATCACTGGTATTATCGCTTATTGCAGCCCTGAGTGGTTCGCTAAACTAATCGCTCATGCTAAGATTCAAACTGCTTATCAATACTTCAGTGCTACTGAAGGTCAGATGATTCAGCGTAATCGTGCTGGTGGTAACAACGGTCTATACCGTGAGTTTACCTACGCAGGTATTCGCTTCATTGAAGTTCGTACTGTTCTAGCTGGTCAGCGTTTAATCCCTGCTGGTGAAGTTGTGTTCGTTCCTACTGGTACTACTGACACCTTTATGTCTTATTTTGGTCCTGCTAACAAATTAGATTTTACTAATACTATCGCAGAACGTGGTTACCTATGGACATATCGTGATCCAAAGGGGAACGGAATTGATATTGACGGTGAATTCAACGTTACTCACGTTATTCGTCGCCCTCAGTTAGTTGTAAAAGGTACAACTTCTAACTAATCTTAATTGATTAAATAGCCTCTTGATTGAGGCTTTCTACTGCAGGGTATTGATTAAGTTCAGTATCCTGTGTTAGAATATATATTGGCTACCTCGACGGAGGGAAAAGAAGGTTCTCCACCTTCCTGCCTTTATTATCAAACGGAGTTGTTAAGGAGAAACAATGAAAAATAAATACTGTGTATATGCACATTATAGAAAAGATAACGGAGAAATTTTCTATATAGGCCAAGGTACTTTGATTAGAGCTAAATGTACAATTCGTAAATTGAAAACTTGGAATAAAGTAGTAGAGGATGCTTGTGGATTTATTCATGAAATTCTAAAAGATAATTTAACTAAAGATGAAGCGTTGGAATTAGAAGAAAAACTAATTCTAGAATATGGTCCTAAAATAGTTAATTTATCTACATCGTCATCAAAAGTCAAAACCTTAGATTTTGATACATTTAATAACATGTACTATGTTGATGTTACAAGTAAAACTTGTTTACGATATAAACAAAACGTATATGCTCATGATTATGGAGATATTAAATATTCCATCATTCATAAACAAGGTGATGTTGCTGGTAATAAAGGAACCTCTGGTTGGCAGGTCTGCTTAAAAGGTAAAAATTACAGAGTGCATCGCATTGTCTACTTATTAACTAATGGTGGTATTTCAGAAGATAAAGTAATTGACCATATAGACGGTAATCATTACAATAATTTACCTTCTAATTTAAGACAAGTAGACCACACTACCAATCGTAGAAATACTAAAGTAGATAAACGAAGTGTTACCAGTGTAACTGGAGTATCGTATGCATCTAATAATAAAACATATAGGGCTTCAATAAGTTCTGATGTTTGTAGGATAGCTCGTTCATTTTCAGTTTCTAAATACGGTGAACAAGAAGCCTTCCGTTTAGCCTGTGAATGGCGCAAAGAGCAAATCAAACTATTAAACGAACAAGGCGCAGGTTATACTGACCGGCACGGAACATAAAAGGATAATTAAATGCCAGTATGGACAGATATACAAAAGTGCAGAATTGAGGTAGCTGATCTTGACCAGTCATTTCCTTTACTCTCAGATGATACTTACGCTTATTACCTAGAAAAAAACAGCAACAATATCACCAAGGCATCATTAGATGCAGCTAGAACAATATTACTAATGTTGTCTCAACGAGGTGACGAGACAGTCGATATATTTGCTCTACGTGGGTCAAAAGCTGCAGAACAATATAGACTAGCTCTACAGATGTACTTAGCTAATCCTAACCTGAATCCTCTGTTAAACAATACTCAAGCTTACTTCGGTGGTATCTCATTATCCGAAATGCAAACCAATAATGCTAACGTTGATAACAACAGAGTAAACAATCCTTACACTGAGAACCTGTCTAGCTTCCCTAGTAAACCATTTGAGGTATAAACCATGAGTTTTCTAACAGCTACACAAGGTGCGCTACAACGTCACGGTTTAGACTTAGTTTATTCCTCAGTTACTACAGGTGCTTATAACGTTGAAACAGGAAGTACAACAAACACTTCTGTTGATTACACCTTACGGATGTATCCTAAACAGATGACTATAAATAATTATAACTACCCTGCTCTCGTTGGTAAAGAAGTGATCATGTTCTACTTAGCTAACCCTCCGTTAGCATTTACCCCTAAACTCAACGACGAAATAGCCTACAAGAACAGCGTATATCGCGTTCAGAGCTATCAGGAACATGTCGCTAGTAGTACGGTAACACTTTATAGAATAATCGCTGTAAAGGGCTAATTTATGATCAGTGCTGATGTAAGTAAAACTCTGGAGAGTCTAAAGAAAGCTCACGCTGAAATTGTAAGGCGAATGGAGAATATGGTTCGTGGGTTTGCTTATGAGTTTGCAATGACAGCTATAAGTAATACTCCACTGGGTGATGATGTAAAATATGAATCATTATATAAAGCTCGTACTTATCTACAACCTGAGGCTGGTTTTGCTCAAGGTAGCTGGCAAGTTAGCTACGTAGGATCACTACAGATGCAGGACGTTTATTCAGGGTCTGAAGCATTAAGTATTGTGAAGTCTAAAATGCAATCATACAAACTAGGACAATCGTTTACCATAGGTAATACTGGTCCTTATATTAATATGCTTGAGAATGGTTATTCTGACCAAGCTCCAACAGGTATTGTTAAACCAACAGTAGACCAAGTGATGAATGCTTACAAGATCAATCTGGTGAGATATTATAAACAATAAAAGAAGAATAAAAGAAGAATAAAAGGACGCTCATGGCAGAAATATTAAATATTAAAAAAGCAGTAGAGCGTAAGTTATCCCAAGTAGCAGGTTCAGTACCAACTGCACATGAAGGTATAGAGTTTACCCCACCAGTCAACGCAATGTATCAGCGTACACAACTAGTGTTTAACAACCTACAAGACCCTAGTTTTCCTATTGGATATCACAGAGAAAACCTGCAGTTTCAAATCTTTATTTGCGACATTAAAGGTAAAGGTACTGCTGCAGCACTTACTCGTGCTGAACTGTTGAGAACAACATTCCATAAAGGTTGGAGTACAACCGAAGGTAATGTCTTAATTAGATCACTGGAAACTCCAAAAATTGGTTCTGTATTTATCACCAATGATAGAGTAGTTGTACCAGTGTTAATCGATTTAACTTGCGAAGTTAATACCTAGATTTAACTTTATTTAAAGTTAATACTTAATAACTCGCGGATTGATATGGCAGCTATGCCTGAATAGCATATTTTGCAAAATATATAAGGAAATTAAATTATGGCAACAAAAGCAAAAGGCGTTAGTAAGCAAGTAGCTATTAAGAAAGAAACAACTTTCGGTGTATTAGCTGGCGATACTGGTGCTAAATTACTCCGCAGAACTTCTGCTGATTTTAACAGTACTCGTGAGTCATACCAATCCGCAGAGATTCGTACAGATCAACAAGTAGCTGATTTCCGTTTAGGTACTAAGAGTACAGACGGTTCTTTATCTGGTGAATTATCTCCCGGTTCTTATAGTGAATTAATCCAAGCTGTTCTAGCTAAGGATTTTGCTGCTGGTGGTACTACTGCTAGTGCCTCAATTACTA